CTCCACTTTTGCTCCGCGACGGGGCAAAGGTGTCATGCGTGACCCTCGGCGATCTGCTGAGGGGCTGAGAAGTGGTTCCACATGGGGTCTCAAATCCACACCTTACGGGCGTGTATTTGAGGTTCTAGATGGGATCGTCCGGACCTGTGCTTCGGTTGAACAGAAGATGTCGAAAGACTCTTCCTACGAAACAACTAAGGTACGAATAGGTCTTGATGCAGCTGCCACTAGCATTGCGGACAAAGAAGTGGCACATCGACCTGACCCTACTCACCTTGCATTAGGTGCGAGACTGAGGCAGCTACTCACTGATTGTGGGTGTGCGCACCTCCTCTCTGCCAACGCAGCGGGTGAATTGGGCTTTTCATGCGGCTCCCTCTACACTATGAGGGCTTCGGCTGTTCTCAATCGAGCAATTCTGGAATTGTTCTTTGATCACTCGCAGAAGTTCACCACATGCTCTTACCCGAGCCTTCTGTCTGTCATGTTGACAGCGAAGGATTGGGCCCCTCACACGTTTATCAAGCACGCCAAGTTTCTGACGGCTTGGCCCATGGCCAGATACCTTGATAACGAACTCCCCCCCACACCCTCTTCGTGGAAGTGCAAGAGCCAGTCTGGCCCAAGCCTTTCCGATGTCTTTTCAGGTTCTCTACTGAGGATGCTACAGAACAGACTTCGTGTGAAACACGTGTCTAATCTGCGTCTTTGGTGGGGTTTCCTGCAGGGTGTCAAGCGCGGTTGCCTACCGGCAGAGGAATCATTCATTGCCGATGCTCTCTTAGACCACTCGGAGGTCCTGAGTCGAAGACCCGGACTTACTGATGTCAAGAATGAGTTCACCGAGACAATGAATGAGAAGCTCCACTGTCTGTGGGACCGTGCTGCAAATGGTGGTAAACCACCAGCTCTTCGTAAGAGGAACAAACCTCTGCGGCCAAAGATATCTAAGGAAGGGAACATGTGTATCCCACCGAAGACTGGCGCATGTTTTGAGACCTCCAGAGGAGATGGCGGTGCACACCAGCATTTGTACGAAGCAGTGAACAAGAGTTCGAAGTGCTCGGAACGCGTCCTAGACTGGAAAGTTGGAAAGTACGAGAAGTACAACTCTATCGACTTGTACGACTTCACTACCTCCATAGCCATGGAGCGAGTCCAACACCAGCAGCAACTGGACATGGAGCACGGGAGGGATCTTCTCTCAATGTGGTACACCCCCAAGACGGGTGTCCGGGAGGAACGTGGGAATTTGTGTCCCTATTCCTTCACTGAGCTGACCGAGTTCGCCGTTCCGACGAACTTAAATCGTGACAGCAACCCAAATAGACCTGGTGCCTATTCCAATGATATCGAGCTCAACGACTATGATCACCACAGTGTGACCATAATCGCCTTGACCGAACCATTGAAGGTCAGAACCATATCCAAGGGCAATGCTCTCAAATACTGGTTAGCCAGACCGGTCCAGAAGATGATGAGGGAGACTTTGGCGAAGATGCCACAGTTTGTGCTTGTCGGCACACCCCTCCAACTCGACCACATTGAATGGTTATGGAAAACAACGGATGACTTGGTTGAGCGGGTCTCGCCACACCTTGCAAAGTCAGGACAACAGATTGATCTTGATTTTGGCTGGGTTGTCTCGGGAGACTACAAAGGTGCAACCGATGGACTGGACATCAACGCAACGAAGGCTGCTTTCGAGGCAGTTCTCTCTATGCTGGATATTCAGTCGGGTTTCGCCCACGACCATGTCAACCACGAATTGACGTGTGAACGGTACAAGGACATCTTGAGGGATGTTCTGTACGAGCAAGATCTTCACTATCGAAGAGAAGGTCAACCGGACCATGTTGTCAAGCAACAGAACGTGCAGTTGATGGGAAGTAATCTG